CTTGTTAGATAACTTTGATAGTGGTGCTTTTTTTAATATAAAAAACTTTGAAATACAAGTCAGTGTGCATCGCAAAGATCATGAATCTATTATCAATGACAAGATTAAAAAAATTTTACTGCACAGAAAGAGTTGGAAAGTTAAACAAATTGGCGGAGAACATCACAAGCAAATAGAATGGGTCAACGAAGATTTAACAATTTATAAAAGTATCTTTAAGGATTTCGTAATTCCGTACCGCTTAGATAATAAAACAGTTGTTGGATGGAACAGCGATCCAGCAGAATCTCATAAAATTTGCGGATCACCATCTACTCCTATTTTGTTTAAAGGCAAGTTATATAAGTGCCCGCCAGTGGCAAACATAATTGATATCGCTAAACACGCTCATATGAATTATACCGGATATGACGTCAATGACGATCTAAGTCTATTTGTAGACAATATTGGAAAACCTGAGTCAGTTTGTTCTTTTTGTCCAGAGCAACAACACAACAATGTAATCAATCATCTTGATATTGCAAATGTCCAAATTAAACAAAAGAATTTTAGTTAGCGGTTGCGGCCTTAGTTTTAGTAGCCAAGAAAGAAAAACTTGGGCTAATATTTTTAAGGTAGCTGGCATCAATTTGACCGACGTCGGAGGACCTGCAGTTAGCAACCAATGGATACTTAACAAAGTAATTTTAGAGCTATGGGCCAATCGTTACGATACAGTAATTATACAACTTACCAGTTTAGGAAAATTGGATGTTGAAGTAAACAATGAAAGACATGCAGAACTAGTTATCAATGATCCTATTAGAAATTTTGTCTATCAAAATGTATGGCCAAGTAGTGTTAGTGATACTCATCTAAGTAAGCAACTATATTATAAATGGCTGTCTAGTCCAAACTTGGAAACTGAAGATCTCGTGTGTAAATTGTTATTATTAAAACACCTGTGTGATCATTTTGATATTGACTTATATGTATTCCAAGGATACTCAATTTGGTGGAACGATAAACAAAAAGAATTGTTAGACAGTATCATTTATGACCTCGACAGCGATTTATATAGTGCCTACCCAAATTCCGAGCATTATCAGTTTCATGATCATACAAATACTGTTCCGTGTTTAAGTTATCAATTTGTTCTAGCAAAAACAATTGCAAGTGTCTGCTATCCAGAAGCTTTGGATAAAATCAATAAGATGCTTGCAAAATCCAAGGATGTTGTGTTATCATAAGAACCTATGTTTAAAATAAAAACACTATCTGTAAAAAACTTTATGAGCGTGGGCAATGCTACCCAAGCAGTTCAATTTGACCGTAAAGACTTGACTTTGGTCTTGGGACAAAATTTGGATCTAGGCGGCGACGACACAGGAGCACGTAATGGCACAGGCAAAACTACAATCATTAATGCTTTATCGTATGCATTATACGGGTCGGCTCTCACAAACATTAAAAAAGACAATCTTATCAATAAAACAAATGGTAAGAACATGTTGGTCACAATTGAATTTGAAAGCAATGGAACAGACTACCGAATTGAACGTGGGCGTCGTCCAAATACAATGGCATTTTACATTGGAGATCAAGAACAACAGATTACAGATGAAAGTCAGGGAGACAGTAGAGAAACGCAGGCCGCTATAGAGCGTATGCTTGGTATGAGTCACGATATGTTTAAACATATTGTAGCTCTTAACACTTATACTGAGCCATTCTTGGCGCTGAAGGCCAATGAGCAGCGCACTATCATTGAGCAACTGCTTGGTATCACTGTACTATCTGAAAAAGCAGACCTACTTAAAGAACAATTAAAAGCAACTAAAGATGCTATCACAGCCGAAGAATATCGTATTAAAGCAGTAACAGATGCCAATGCTCGTGTACAAGAACAAATTGAAGCTACCAAGCGTAGACAAACACTTTGGCTTACTAAGCATACCGAAGACGTTAACAAGCTTGAAACTGCATTGTCTGCACTCAGTGACATTGATATTGCAGCAGAGCTTGCTGCCCATGATGCATTACACACACAAACTGAGTTGGCTAAGGCCGCCGCCGAACTTAATAAATGGAAAATTGCCTGCGAGCAAGAACAAGTTAGGCTACTTAAAGTTCTTGACAAGCTAAAATCAGAAATAGAGAAATTAGAAAAGCATGAGTGTTATGCCTGTGGACAAGCTATGCATGATACTAAGCATGAGGCTGTGTTGACAGAAAAACGTGCCACAATGCAGGAAACCAGCCTACAATATCTTACCAATGACACACAGTTAGCCGAACATATTAATCAACTAAAAGAACTAGGAGAATCTGGTCCTATACCGCAGGTGTTTTACGATGATAAAGAAGATGCAATCAATCATCGTAATAGTATTAATAATTTACAAGAACAATTAACATCTAAAAAAGCAGAAGTAGATCCATATGCTGAACAAATTCAAGAAATGGAAACACAAGCACTAGAAGAAGTTAATTACGACACAATTAATGAATTATCTAATGTTAAAGAACATCAAGACTTCTTACTTAAACTTTTAACTAACAAAGATAGTTTTATACGTAAACGTATTATTGATCAAAATTTAAGTTACTTAAATGCTAGATTAGGGCAGTATCTAGATCGTATTGGTTTGCCACATACTGTAAAATTCCAAAATGATTTAACTGTTAGTATTGAAGAACTAGGTCGTGAACTAGACTTCGATAACTTGAGTCGCGGTGAACGTAACAGGTTAATATTAAGTCTAAGCTGGGCATTCCGTGATGTATGGGAAAGCCAAAATCAACAAATCAACTTGTTATTCATTGATGAAGTCATTGATACTGGTATGGATAGCTCAGGTGTAGAGAATAGTTTAGCTATATTAAAGAAAATGGCTCGTGAAGGTAATCGTAGTGTTTGGTTAGTATCGCACAAAGATGAACTTGCTGGGCGTGTAAACAATGTACTAAGTGTAGTTAAGGAAAACGGATTTACTAGTTATAATACGGATGTAGATATTGTTTAGTTATAAAACAATAACTGAATATCAGATTGAGCTTACAACATACTGTAATGCCGCTTGCCCTCAATGTCCTAGAAATATACAAGGCTCGGGTATTAATCCTTATATGCCATTGGTGCATTTAGCTCGTAATATCGTCGATGCGGCATTTACTGTCAAGTTATGTAAAAGTTTAAAGCAAGTATTCTTCTGTGGAAGTTATGGTGATCCTATTATGCACCCTGACTTCTTAGATATACTGCAAGACTTTAGGCGTAAAAATCCAACGCTGTGGTTATACATTCATACCAATGGTGGAATACATGATGAAAAGTATTGGACGGAGATTGCTGCTATCATGAACGGCTATGGTCAAATTGACTTCGGCTTTGATGGGCTAGAAGATACTTTACATGTATACAGGCGTAATGTAAAATACGATGTTGCTATGCGTAATGCCAGAGCATATATCAATGCAGGCGGAAGAGCGCAATGGAACTTTATTGTTTTTAAGCATAACGAACATCAAGTTGAACAGGCAAGAGTGTTAAGCAAAGAATACGGCTTCTTTAATTTTCTTCCAAGAAAAACAGGTCGCTTTTACGATCACACCAATGTAATGGCTTACCCTTATTGGCCTGTGCTTAGTAAGAACAAAGAACGAGAATATGTTTTAGAAGAACCTGTTAATCCTGAATGGAGAAATCCAAGCGTACAAAAGATAGATGTATTGATAAGAATGCACGGTAGTTTTAAAGAGTATCTTAATCAAACACCAATCAAGTGTGATGCACTACTAGGAAACAAAGTTGTTATTACCGCCGAAGGATTAGTATTACCGTGTAACTTCTTCGAACATAACTTGTACGATGCTAGGTTCCATAACAGGTTACACTTACCGGGGGCAAACGACGCAAGCTTTGACCACCGGGGAGATAATCAAGTACAACAGTTTGTATTACAGTATAAAGACGAACTTAACTTAAATCACAATAGTTTAGAAACTATTTTTAAAAGCGAGTTCTGGAAAGAATTAACCAATCGCTGGTCAGGTCCAAATAAGATTATGGAGTGTGCAATGACATGCGGAGAGAAGTTTACCAAGGTATGGGACCAAGGAGGGTCCGTTAGATGAAAGTGTTAGTTACAGGCGGTAATAGAGGATTAGGGAAGCATTTAGTTGAAGCATTCGGCGGTGACAGTCTCAGTCGTGCCACTGGGTACGACATTACAAAACATGTAAAAGAAATAGCCGATAAAAGCGTCATGTATGATGTGTTTATTAATAATGCGTTTGACGGTCCACCACAAGAATCGTGGGCTAATTTTGGACAAGTAAATGTGCTAGAAGCGGTTTATGATAAATGGAAGCAAATTGGTAAATCAGGATATGTTTTCAATATTGGTAGTGCCGGCGAGAAACATGTTGTTGCCCGTGAACCTGGATTTGAAACTTATCGAGTGGCCAAGGCAGCATTGGCACATGCATCAAAACAATGCACAGCATCATTTAAGGCCAATCAAGTTCCGTTTAAAACTACCTTGATTACACTAGATCGATTAGACACAGAACTTAGTCGCAGTCGTGCAAATTGGACGGGAAATGGCGTTCTATTAGGAGATGTAGCTACGTTTATTGAGTATGCTACTGGACTATCAGCAAATACCTGCATTGAAGAAATAACTTTTTATTGTAACTTTGACTACAAGGCATAATTAATGCTGTATGTCATGGCTATTTGAATCCACTTTAGTGGAAGTACTTCCTGAAGATTGCGTAGGATTTGTGTATTTGATAACAAATACAGTATCTGGACGTAAATATATAGGTAAAAAATTAGCTAAATTTTCAAAAACTACTTATAAAGTAGTCAAGCTCAAAAATGGTAACAAAAAACGAAAGAAGATTAGAAGTAAAATAGACTCGGATTGGCAAACGTATTATGGGTCAAACGACGAATTAAATCAAGATATACAGACACTAGGTCAAGACAATTTTAAAAGAGAAATACTCTACTACTGCAATTCCAAAGCACAATGCTCGTACATAGAAGCGCGAGAACAATTTAGACACCAAGTCTTAGAATCAGATGCGTACTACAACGGACAGATCAGCGTTCGTGTCCATGGCTCCCACATTAAAAACAAGTTAGGCAGTTAAGCTAGCACAAGCTAATATCGTGTGCCCTATACCTGGTAGAAATACGCAGGGATGGAAGACTCGCCGCTGCAACGAGCACTCAACTACTACCCGCAAGGATGAGGATCGCAAACGCCGCGATTTAGTTGTTTGAATAGGATAATATGGCTAGAAAGACGTAGCAGCGATGCTACACGTTTATATAGTAGGCTAGTATCTATTGTGTAAACCGCCGTTGTATAAGAACGGAGCTCGAGGTACAGGACAACCGCCTCTGTAATGCTCTAATACTAGTGACTGTGCTAACTCAGATGAAGTGCATTTATTTTTTGCCCGCCCTGGGCAAAGACTGACCATTGAATCTAGATGAAATCTCTAAAAACAATGTTGATGAGCTTTAGCGAAATCAACAGATGACGTTAGTCATCTTAGAAGAATGGCATTCCTGACTTCTTGGAAGTTTCTAAATTATCTTTAATTATCTTGCTAATGAGTTCTCGATCAGTGTTGCTTAAGAGCATGGCATCTTCGTAGTTAAGACCACCCCTCATATACCAGCTGAATCTTAGAGCTTCTTCTCTTAAGGCTTTTGACTGTTTCTCTAATCTATCAAAATAATCAACCATGTCATCGTTTGACATAGCCAAAAGCCTTAGGCGAAAAAATTTGATTCTTCAAATGTTAAGTCTGAGCTGTATTCTTTTGTGCAAC